CTCTTCCTCTTCCTCTTCCTCTTCCTCTTCCTCTTCCTCTTCCTCTTCCTCTTCCTCTTCCTCTTCCTCTTCCTCTTCCTCTTCTGATTCCGACTTTTCTTCATGATAATCATTTAAAGTAAAATTACTTTCTATTTGTTCTTTTAATTCATTTTCCTCATCACTATTATGTCTATTGAATATTTGTTGTGTAATAGATATATTATCAAATCTAATACTTTTAGGTATATCAAGAACCTTTTTATGTGAACTAGGAGTTTCTGGTGGTATTTCATCTATGGAAGAAAAATCACTCGATCCACTTCCAGATATTAAAGAAGCAGCAGGACTTATTTTGCCAGTAATAGAACGTCTTAAATCTCTAGCAGCCTTTTTATTTAACCCTTTTATATTCATATCTTCAATTAAAGATTTATTATCCTTTCTTTTTCCAATTATACCACCCTCAAATTTAATATCAGCATTTAACTGTGCTTCTAAAACACTTATTTTGGTTATTAATCGCTTAAATAATTTTTCATGAATATGATAAAAAAAATCCAAATAATTTTCAAATAAAACAATCTGCTCTGATAAAACAATAACTTCGTAGTTAAATGTTGAAACAAAATTATTAACATTCAATCCGAAACTTTGATTAGTTTGATAAGTTTTTAAACTCATTTCTTTTTCCTGTTTTGTTCTAATAAGAAAATTAACAATATTCATTATATCATCATTTAATTGAATAATCAATTTAAAATCATATATCTTTTCATCGTCTAAATCATCATATTTTGGATAACTGTTATTTTTAAAAATTTCCTTATTATTTTCACCAATGTGACTTTTTTCGATAAATTCGGTTACCAGTTTATATAATTTATAATACTCGCCATACATACGATTTATTATGATTGTATTATAATCTTTTAAATTTTTATATTCCCTCTTCAAAAGACTATTTTGAAAATAAAACGAATCTAAACTAAAAATAAACGCCTTTGGTTCAGGTGTTTTAATTTGTTTAGTATTTTTAATAAATTCATTATAAATTTCACTTAGTTTAGAGATTCTTCCATCTAAACCATCAAATAATACGGTAATTTCTCCCCGCATTTCCTTGACTTTATCAAATACAATTTTCACTTTTAACAATTTATCGTCCATCTAATATTAAATTAGATAATAATTCAAAAAAAATAATTTTGTTTTTATAGTTTATAATGGAAATATCTGATGAACAATTATTAAAAGAAACCGGTCCTGTTGTTGTTAACAATGATTCTATGTCATTTAAAGAACAAGAATGGAAAAGTGAACACGAAAAAATTCTTGTAGAATGGGCTGATAAAGCTATGTGTTATAGATGGTTACATGCTAGATCACATCAGGCATATTCTAAAACAAATGCTTGGTATACCATTCCAGTTATAATTATGAGTACTTTAACAGGAACTGCGAATTTTGCACAAGATAGATTCCCAGAAGATATTAAACCACTTGCTCAAATGGGTATTGGTGCTGTCAATATTTTTGCTGGTATATTAACAACCATCGCCCAATTCTTGAAAATAGGAGAGCTAAATGAAGCACATAGAGTTAGTTCTATTTCATGGGATAAATTTTATCGTAATATTAAGGTAGAACTTGCCAAATCGAGAGATGAAAGAATGCATGTAGGACATATGTTAAAAATGTGTAAAGAAGAATATGATAGATTAATGGAAACAAGTCCTTCTATTAATGAGAAAATTATTAAACTATTTAATGATAAATTCCCTGTTAAAAAAATAGAAGCAAAAGAGGAACAAGAAGAAATAAATCGTCCTGACATTATGAGACCCGAAATTTGCGATGAATTAGTAAGTACAGCTGAAATACTATTTTTAACACCTGATGAACCTGACAAAAATATTGGACAACCATCTATTATGGAGATTGTCAGGCAAAAACATAAAATTATGGCTGGTTATGAAAAGGAAGTTAAGGATTGGTGTGATAAATTCGAAGAAAAACATAATAGAAAACCATTAGAAGAAGAAATGCTTGACAATTTACAAGATAAAATGAATTATGATATTCTAGTGAAAATTGTCAAAAAATTAATAGAAGAATTTGAAAATAGTAGTGAAGAAGAAGACCCAATAAATAAGGTTTAATCAATTAAAATAATCAACAGGACCTGGTAAAAAACCCCAAAATAATATTAACGCAAAAATCCATAATAAATAACCTCCATAAAATTGTAATTCAATACCGAGGAAATTCATTACTAAAGTTACTATATAATTAATCGCTACAATGGCGATTAAAATACCTGCTATATTCATCATATTCATAATTATATATATATGATGATTATAATTTTATATATAATTATAATTATTTAGAGTTTAAATTTTTTATATTACTATATAAAAATGTTTAATCCGTTTTTATTGCTTTTAACTTTTATTGGCGTTGGTGCCAGAATAAATGAATATATACCTTCATCGTCTGTTGATATAGAATCACACCAAATAACTCACACTAGTGATATTAAATTACCACAATCCTTTACATGGTCTAATGTTGATGGTGTAAATTACTTGACAAAAAATCTAAACCAGCATATACCAGTATACTGTGGTTCATGTTGGGCACATGGAAGTATAAGCTCGCTATCAGACAGAATAAAAATAATGCGCAAGGCAGCATGGCCAGATATTAATCTTAGTATCCAATTTTTATTAAACTGTCAGATGGGAGGTAGTTGTAACGGTGGAGATCATTTAGCAACATATGAAGCTATCCATAAGTATGGTTCAATTCCATATGACGACTGTATGGTATATCAAGCATGTAGTAGTGATTCAAAAGAAAAGGAGTGTCAGGAAAATAAAGAGATGTTTGAATGTACTTCTATAAATATTTGTAAAACATGTAATACATTTACTTCTCATGGAGGAACATGTAACCCAATATTACAATATCCATACGCAACTATAGATAGTTATGGGGCAGTTAGAGGTGATAATAATATGATGACTGAAATATACAAAAATGGTCCTATAGCATGTGGAATCAATGCTGAAGCTATTGTTGATTATATGGGTGGTGTATTAGATGTTCCACATACACCGAAAATGATTAATCACATTATATCTATTGTTGGATGGGGATATGACGAATCTATTGATAAACAATATTGGATAATTCGCAATTCATGGGGTTCATATTGGGGTGAATTAGGTTTTATGCGATTAGTATTAGGTGAAAATCAGTTAGGAATAGAAAAAACATGCGCCTTTGCTATTCCTGGAAATTGGACTATACATAATGTTCCTTGTAGTGAGGATGGACATAATTGTATGTAATAGACATACAATTACTTTACATGTATAAAAAGGTTATCTTCATTTTGAAATATCCAACATTTATTTATTTTGTCTATTACAAATCCATTTTTTTTTAGATTTTCATTATTTGAATCAGTGATATCAAATTTATCGAAATTCATAAAACATATTACTCTTACATTATCATTTTTTTTAAATCGGTATAATTTAATTAAAGAGTCATCTTGACAATATTGAATAGAATTATGTTTATCTACATATGAAAGATATTTTTCATCAATATGGCAATATAATATATTTGGTTTTAATAATATTTGTTTATTCATTTTAAGATTACTAATAGTGTCATTATTAATAAAAAAATCAATAACATGATTATCAAATCTTTTACCAAAATAATGATTAGCTACTACAATATCCCATAAATTTACCCACATATTTATATTATTATTCTCTCTTACTTGAATAAACATATACTTATTATCATTATATTCATATATACCTTTCAATTTTTTAATTCCATTAATTTTTTTATCAGTTTCCGTAATTATATTATCATAAATATCTAATATCTTCGCTTTAAATTTTAAAGATATCTTTAAAAAATCTTCATTTATGTAATATTCAATATAACTATACTCATTAAATGTTTTTATTCTATAAAATACTATATAAAAATCTTTAACCAATTGTGATTCATCAAAATCTATATTATCAATAAACGGGTGTTGAATAATAGAATCTAATAAATTTTCACTAGTTCCAGCTGTTTCTATATTTTTTATATCATACATATCATTTGTATCCGTTTCATCGTCTTGTTTCCCTTCAATATTTATGCTTTTCAGCAATTTTTTATAATTAAACATTAATATATATAATTATTTAATGTTTAAATCATTTTTCTTTCTTGCGTCGAATAGATTCCTTAACTGTTTCTTCCCGACTATTTAAAATATGTTCACTCAGTTGTTTCGCCATTTCAGAGTCCTCTTTAAAATAATTATCTAGTGCTGATAATAATGTTTTCTTATTTATAGGTTTTTTTACTTTAGATTTGGAATAAATCAACTTACCATCATTAATGTCAAAACAATCTATTTCATTGGATTTCATAACATTAACTAAAGAGTTTGTTAGTTCTTTCTTATTTTCTCTCAACTCCTTAATTTGTTTTTGTAATCCACTAATACCATTATCTATTTCAATCCATTCTCTAATATGATTAACTAATTGCTCCTTCGTATCCATTTATCTATATTAAAATGTTATATTTAATTAATTTTTAAATACTATTAAATTCAAATATTTCCCATTGTAACATTAAGATAATATAAATGATCCGAAGTGCTAGTACATTTTGTAGGAGAACAAGAATTGGAACAAGTATCATCTTCATCCATTTTATCATTACAAATTGTATATTCTGAGTTCTCTTCATTATACCATATTTCATTTGATATATGCGTATAACCCATAAATTCTTCTGGAACATGTGGAACTATATCATAATAATGTACAACTCTATATGATGTATAATCATATCCATTCATTATAGAAGAAAACTCTTTATTGCCAACCCGAGGAGAACCATATGTGGTCAAATACTTTAAATTATAGTTTTGAAACTCATTTAAGATATCGAATGCCATTAGCGTAGCTAACGCAGCTCCTAACGAATGTCCAGTTAACATTACATTATTTGTATTATATTCTCTCTTTAACACGGATAAATTATCCATTAAATCTGATTTTATATAATCATAGTCTTTATAAAAACCTTTACTAACTGATATACTTGTATCGTTGTATGGATTTACCTTACTTATTTGAATGTTACTAATCCAGTTCTGTATATTAGAAGACCCTCTAAATGATGTAAATATACAGTCTGTGTATGTATCATAACCCTGTAAAGCTTTTACACCTTTTTTTTCTACAATATCTGTTAGTATTATAGACGAGTCACATGTTTTACAATTCCAGTCGTTTGGATCTGAAACGCTGTATGCGGCCTGTGCTAAATTTACTCCATGTATCGCAATATTCTCATTATAACTATAACAGCTATATAACCAACTAATTAACAATAATATTCTCATTTTATATATTATTGTTATATTTCTTTACACCCTTGAAAATTTAAAACGCCGTTTTTGACGGCAAAAAATAAATGTAAAAATAAAAATTGATTAAAAATAAAAATTGATATATATATACTAGTAGGTGGCAACACAAAACTATCATAGAAAACTCGTTCAAAAACAAGAATGTGCAAAA